CCGCCACCCAAGCGCAAATGCTTTTTGACTTAGCAGGGGCTGGACTTGCACTGGCCGGAAATGTGGATCCACGCACGGGGCAACCGATGCGGGGCTCTTTTGCAGCTCGTCTTGCGGGTGCTGCCAGTCAGCTTCCGGCGCAAATTGGTGCGCGCGCTTCGGAAGCAGAGAAGATGGCGCAACAGATCAAAGCGCTAGGCTTGCAAGCGGCTGAGAAAGAGCAAGAGTCCGATAGAGCGGCAAGACTGCGCCGTGAGCAGTTGATCGCGGGTATTGGCAAGGAACTTCTAAGGGGTGAAGCTGCTGAGAGCGTTGCTAACATTAGAGCAGCGGCAGCAGCATCAAAGGCCGCTGCCGATAAAGGCATGACGCCTGCTGTGATGAATGCGTTGATGTCGAACCCGGAATTAGTTAGGGAGTTTGCGTCGGGAGCCAATACGGCTGACACGACAAGGCTTGAGTTTGCGATTAAGAACTACACGCAGCCCAAGACAGAGCAGTACATTGATCCTCAAACCAACATGCCTGTTATGCGAACCACGCGTAATGAGCTTCCCAGTTACCTGTCAGATGCTATCAGCGCACGAGCCAAGGCCCTTGGATCAAGGCCCACGGCTCAAGCGCCTGCTCCGGCTGCAATGCCCGCTCCTGCACCAGCGGGAACAACGCCAGCACCGGCTACGCCCCAGGCTTCCGGGAGTGCTGTATCTGCTGGGACGGCTGTTCCTGCGCCAGTGCCTGCACCTGGATCAGTGCCACAGATTGGCCAAGCTGTTCCAACAAACCTTTATCGTTTGGCATCAACTGGCACAGGACCTATCGCTCTTTTCAATTCAGGAGTCTCACGTATTCCTCTAATTGGAGGCAAAGTCCCTCCGGCGTACGAACAGTCTGTAACAGAGATTGAGAACTCAGTAACTCAATTGGTTAAATCACTGCAACAGACTACCCGCATGGCCAACGCTGAACGTGTGGATATAGAGCAGCGATTGAGTGTATTGCCACGGTTCATTGATCGCCCAGATGCCTTTCAAAACCGTTTGATTGCGTTAGACAATGTATTAGCTACCATTGAAGCAGAAACATCGTCAAAGACGCAACAAGCAAACATAGGCGCTGCTGGCCGCCAAGAAGCTGAGAAAAAACTAAGTGAAGTGCAACATATGCGGCAGATGATAGGGCTACCTATGCGCGTTTACACGAGACAACAAGCTCTCTCGCTGCCTCCTGGTACGGAGTTTTATTTTGTGCCGCAGAATAGATTTAAACGTCGCGATCCTGAATAGGAAATAGCATGGCCAAAGATCCTAATGATTTGACAGGTATTGCCTCGGACATTGTTCCCGGTAAGCCTTCTCCCGCAGAGGATTTAACAGGTATTGCTTCGGATGTTTATAAACCACCCGAAATTGAAGATGTTGCCAAAGAGTACGCCAAGGGCCTTGTGCAAGGCGTCACGGAACAAGCGCCATCGGCAGGTGGTCTGTATGGTGGCGCGCGTTTAGGCTTTCAAGCAGGAATACGTATTCCGTTTGGCCAGCCTTATACAACGGTTGCAGCCACCGTGGCTGGCGGTTTAACAGGCCTGTTAGGTGGCAATCAACTTGGTGAACAGATTGGCAAACAGCTCTACGAAGAGCAAACCAACCCGGAACTCAAGCCTTTTCGTGAGGCGGGCAGGACCACGGGTGGCGGCTTGGCATACTTGCCCCTGGGTTACACCATTCCAGCCACGACGGGTGTTCGCGTGTTGGATTTCATGGGCAGGCTCGGTACGTTTGCCCGTTCGCATCCTATTTTGTACGGCGCTCTTGAGACACAGTCAGCCGTTGGATCCGGTATTGGTGCAGGTATTGCTGAGACCACCTTTCCGGGGGAAACAGGACCGCGCATCACGGGCGAGGTTGTTGGCGGATTATTTAATCCATCAAAACTGATCACAACGGCTTCCTTGCCCTTTCTTGACCTTACTAAGCGGCTCGTGAGCCGCTTTTCGGCAGGCCAGCGTGAGGGAAGGGCGGCGAACCGCCTTGTCGCTATTTTAGAAGAAAACTTTGAGCCTGAATTGCGTCAGACAGATCCTGAGAAGTGGGCAGACGCTTACAACAAGGTCTATTTGCCTAACCTGATCCAGGCGCTGAAAGATCCAGGGCTTGTTCCAGGCATGACCTCGGCGCAAAAGACAGGCGATATTCCCCTGACGGTGCTTGAAACGTCGCTTGCACGACAAAACGACGAGTTTGGTCCGAAGGTGGCTGAGCAAGGGCGCAAGGCTCAAGAGGCTGTGATCCGCATGATCAACATGCTTAACCAGTCGGGCGATCCCACCATGTTGCAAGAAGCAGCACGGCTGCGTGACACCTACCTGCGCCAGCTTTTGGACGGTCGCTTGGCAGCGGCTGATGCAAGATCGGCCATTGCGATTGCAGGCATTAGTAAGGATAGCCCTGCTAATCGAGCACGAATTGGGCAGATTATTCGCGAAAACGTAGACAGTGCGCTTAAAGACGCCCGCGAAGTGGAGCACACGCTCTGGTCTGATGTACCCAAAGCCATTCGCGCGCAGGTCAACGAAACCGTAGCGGCCATGCAAAAGCAGGGCGCAGACAGGGAACAGATTCGCGCTGCGGTTGCACGTCTGACAGACGGTCAAGCGGTGGTTGCAAACAACTTCACGAAACAGTTTGAGACGATCCGCTCTGAGATGTCGCCCGAGTATTACAACCGTGAGTTCCCGGCAATCGTCAAAGACATTTATGGGCGACTGTCTCGTGCAAGAACGGTTAAAGGTACTCCGCCTGATCAACTGATGAGCTTGGGTAAAGAGGCCAACCCTGAACTTGCCACTGCGCTCAATACTGCTCAGAAGGATTTGCAGACTACGAAAGCATCGATTGATGCTAGTGCTGACATAACAAAACGTCTGTCCAATATCATAAAGGGTGACAAGTACACCATAGAGGTCAGAGTGCCGGAGGCTCCGTATAGAAGGACTTTGGACTTAACTACGGCAGCCCCTGATAAAAAAGCACTGGCTAGAAAGCTGATCGACGTAACAATGGGGAAACTTCCCCGCGAATCGCTTTCAGATGCTATGCGTGATTACGAGGTAGTAGGCATCTACAAAGGGAAGGGCGATAACGCTGTAGAGGTCACTTTTAAAGAACTTACTGATTTGAAACAGGTTGGTTCACTCAAAGAGACTTACGCAACGCTTCAGAACCAGATCAAGGACGCGCAAAAAAACCTCATCGAATCAGGTAAGGACTTCATTCGCCGTGGCGCAATCAACGTGGGCGATCTTGTCAACGCACGCCGCGACATGCTGCGCTTGGCCATGGACGCTGAAGCAAGAGGCGAGCGCGCTAATTACGCTTTCTACTCCAAGTTCTCTGAGGCATTGCTGGATGACATGGATCAGGTCCGCAACCCTGCTTATGACGCAGCGCGTGCCTTCTCCAAGGAGTTAAACGACAGCTTCACCCGCACCTTCGCCGGTGATATGCGTGCCGTAGGCAAGACAGGAGCTGAGCGCATCCTGCCCGAGATCCTTGTCTCACGGGCCTTTAGCGGTAATTCGGATGTTGTGAACGCACGATTACAGCAGATTCAAGACGCTGTCGATATGCTGCCTCGTTTGCACAGCCAGTATGTTGCAGACTTCGGGCCTAACGACCCAAGGGCCAGGATCCTTGAAGATGCGGTCAACCGTTCCGGTGATCGTGTTGTGTCGACCGCTGATGCTGTGGATCGCGCCACGCGTCTGGCTGCGGCCTCGGCGATCGATCCTCAGACGGGTCGTTTGAACACGGCGCGTTTATCGCGTTGGATGAACGAAAACGAGACGCTTGTTAACAGCATCCCAGGTTTGCGTTACGACTTGGAAAACAGCCTTCGTGCGCAGAACTCGTTGGATCTGGTGACTAAGCAAAACTCTGCGATCGCTAAGAAGATTGACAAGCAGGTTGCCTTCTCAAAATTCCTTGGCGAGAACCCTTCCGAGGCTGTAGCCGATGCGATTAATAGCAAGAACCCGGCGCTGAGTATGCGGCGCTTGGCTCAAGCGGCAAGCACAGGCATGGGCGGAGGAAGAAACCAAGACATGGTGGATGCGTTGAAGTCGGCTGTCTACGATTACGCCTACGCCAAGGGAGGCGGCGATAAGCTCAGCTTTCAAGCTTACAACGACGCTTTCTTTTCCCCAACATCGACTGGCAGGCCTTCGCTTGCAGACATCCTGGTCGACAGTGGTGTGATGAATCGCGGCGAGATTGCCAACATCAAGAAGCTGACGGGTGAGTTATCGCGCATCGAAGCCGTCATGCAAAACAAACAAGTGCTCGACCGCGTACTTGAGACCTCCGATGCCGTTGAGGATCTTGTGCTTCGCGTTGTTGGCGCACGTATTGGTGCGGGTGTAGCAGAGGGCGGATCAACCCTGATTGCCGCCTCGGCTGGCTCAAAGATGATGCGCCAAATGTTCGATCGCATGCCTAATGAGAGCGTGCGTGGCCTACTCGAACAAGCTGCAAAAGACCCCGCCTTCATGGTTCGATTGCTTGAGAAAGGGCGCTCGGAGCAAGACAAAATCCGCTTTGCCAAGCAGTTGCGGGGCTATCTGATTAATGCTGGATTGACCGCCGCTGAGGATGAAGAACCAACGGTTGCTGCTGCGCCACCTACCGTTGCCGAGCGCACCGCCGAACGCTTGCTCAAGAAGCTTCCCCCCGCACCGCCTGCACGCGGTCTTTTGAGTGGTACCGTACCTCAGCCAGGACGCCCACAGGCCCGTGCTCCGGGCGGAGCGCCTCAGCCGCAGGCAAGAGACATGCTGCGTCAGCTTTTCCCCTTTGACGCAGTGTTACGATAGTAGCTATCTACCCGCTCAAGCCAGCCTGTCTTGTATTGGCTAAATTCGCGTCCGGTGGTTGTGAACACCTGCGTACCACCGGACTGCATGGCCATCATCACCACGCCCATCTCAATCTCGGTGCCAAACTGGTAGTCATGCGCTAAGGCGTAAGCGGATAACTGATGGAAGTAGTCCGTGATCCACTCATGACGTTTCGGTTTGTTCGATTGCTTGAAATCGATGATTGCAGGCTTTCCCTTGTACAAACCCACCATGTCCGTGGTCCCTGCATAGCGCTTCGGGATGTACAAGGTAACCTCCGATCCCCAGATCTCAGTGATGTGGTGAAACTCCTCGCGAATCAAGCGATACCCCATCTCATAGCCTTTGATCGACTCCCAGGTGTAAGGCACGGGTAGATCCTGGCCCGCGATCATGTGCTCGATGACGCTGTGCATATGCGTGCCGATCGTGGCGGCAGTCGTCTTGATGCGCTCAGCCTCTTCTTTACCCACACGCTGCACCCACTCGTCAATCTTGGCTCTGTCCCTGGGTGAGTCAAGAATGCGCGTCACGCTGGGCAGTCTCTGATCGCCATAGGTTCGACCTTCTTCGCCGTCATGGCGCGCAAGCTTTTCGTAGGCGTACTTACTGCGGATGGGAACTAAATCAGCCATTGTTTGATTTCCTCGCCAAGAACCTGAGATGCCACGTCAATCTTATCGCGCAGCGCTTTGACAATCTTCTCATCAACTGTCTTGGGCGCAATCAAATCAACGTAAGTCACCTTGTTAACTTGGCCTATCCGGTGAGCACGGTCCTCGGATTGCAATCGTTTTTCTAAATCAAAACTGTTGCTGTAATAGACAACGACACTGGCCGCAGTGAGCGTGATCCCGTAGCCGCCCGTTTGCGGGTTGCCTACGAAAAACCGCATCGGTGAGCTTGGATCCTGGAACTTTTCAATCACGCGCTGGCGCTCATCAAGCTTTGTGTCGCCGTAGTACACGCCCACCGAATCCATGCCATAAGCTTTTTGCAGTGCAAGATGAATGGCCTCGATGTTGTGCCGATAGGTCGCCCAGATGATGACCTTGCCGCCTGTTTCCTCAATGACGTTGAGCAACTCCTGGATGCGGTTATTAGGCAACTCCTGCACGGTGCCATCATCAAGCTTCACGAATCCACATGCGATCTGGTGCAGCCGCATCAGTTGCGTTAGAGCGTTGACCGTGGACACCGTGCCTGTGGCGAACTGTGCAAGCGCCATGGCTTTCATCTGGTTGTAAGCGCGCTCTTGCTCTTCGGTCAGGTCGACATCGCGTCGGGTGAAAAGCTTATCAGGCAGATCCAAGCACTCTTCCTTGGTCACTCGGAAGCTAAAGCGGCTGACCATCTTTTGCAACTCATCAAGCCGTTGGAAACCGACAACCTGCTTGAAGGCGTGCGTTGCAACACGACGCTCAATGACCACAGCAAAGCGGGACTGGAATGCATAGAAGCTATCTGTGCCCAGGCAATCGGCAGACAAGAAGTTGCACTGCGAGAAAAGATCCATCGGCGTCTTGGTGACAGGCGATCCGGTCATGATTCTGCGAAAGCGTGCAAGCCTTCCAAGTTTTGTAATGTTCTTGGTTCGTGCAGCGGTATGCGTCTTGATGGTTGTGCTCTCATCGATCGCCATTAAGGCGCTATGAGACAGTAAGAAACGCTGTGCGAACAATCGCCCCTTGTCCGTGGACAACGCTTCAACATTCATAACAAGGATTTTTAAATCCTCTGTCACCTCAAAGATTGAATCCAGTGCAGCCTTCTCTGCCTTGCGTGGCGAGGGCGTCCAGAGCGCTGCACGGTAGATGACATGCGAGGGCATGTGCTTTGGGATTTCTATATCGATCCAGTTTCTGTACACGCCTTTGGGCGCTACGATCACCGCAGCGTTGACTTCGCCGTTATCGTACAACATGGCTAAGTTATTGATTAACATATAACTTTTGCCCGTTCCCATATCAGCAAAGAGCGCGGCTAAAGGCTTTTGCCAAAAGCGTTCAAGGTATGCCTTCTGATGCGCGAAGGGTTTGTTCCGATACGGGTAGTGGGCCAGATATTGCTCTTCCATAAGTTCTCCTTTCTTGCAGGACTTGCATGTCCTGAAATCGAAGTGTACACTGGCTTCTCGATTTAAGAAAGGAGAAAGGCGTTGGCTAAAGTCTATGCCGTTACAGAAACGGGGCAACACAATATTACTTCTGCATTGGATTTTGGAACGATCGAAGTGATCCTCCCAAACAATGTGCAGCTTGCATTCAGTGTCGCACCCACCGTCGCTCGCGTGCAGCGCAAACTTGAGCACTTCACCGACGATGATTATTTGCTTTTCATTGGCGACCCCACGGCGATCGGCATTGTCAGCGCCGTTGCAGCGTCCAGGAACAATGGACGATACAAATGTCTTAAGTGGGATCGCGTAGAGAGGCGATATATTCCCATCCAGGTTGATCTGTTTCCCAAGAAAGGAGAAAGCTATGAGTGATTTGTTTGAACAAGATGCCGACGCACTTCAGGTCGGCGATGACAAGCTGGCTGGCATTGCCCAGCTCGCCAAGCGTGCCAAACTCTTGGAGAAGGAAATACTAGAGTTAGAGACAAGCCTGAGCGAGCGCCAGGATAATTACCGCAAGCTCACCGAAGAAACACTGCCTGAGGCGTTTGCCGAGCTTGGGCTTAAGAGCTTCGCTATGGAGGATGGCAGTAAGATTGAAGTCAAGCAGTTTTACAGCGCCACGGTCAGCAAAGCCAAACAGGCCGAAGCCTTTGCGTGGCTGCGTGAACGGGGCTATGACGACATTATCAAGAACACGGTGACGGTGCGTTTTGGCCGTCGCGAAGACGAGCTTTGTGCTCGTTTACTGGATCTTCTCTCGAAGCAAGGCTTTCCGGCTGAGCAAAACGAGAAGATAGAACCCCAGACCCTTAAGGCCTGGGTTAAAGAGATGCTGACCACGGGGCGCGAAGTACCTTCGGATCTATTCGGGGTGTACGTGGGCAACAAGGCCAGCATCAAGTCAACTTAATCACGAACCAAGGATCGAGAATCATGGCAAAGACAGATGTAGCAGTAAAAGAAACAGGCACAGCGCTTGCATTAGCGAGCATGTTTGAAGCAGATGCCGGAGCAGGTCTTGAGCAGATGGACAAGGATGACTTTGCGCTTCCTTTTCTCAAGGCACTGACCAATAACTCCGACGAGATCGGTGTTATTGAAGGTGCCATGCCTGGGATGATCTTCAACACAGTGACCAAGGAGCTCTTCGACGGCAAGAAGGGTATCGTTGTGGTCCCGACCGCCTACGTACGGCAGTACATTGAGTGGGCACCGCGTGGCAGCGCTTCGTCGGGAGCGCCTGTGCAGATCTATCCAGCAACGTCCGATATCCTCAGTCGCACCAATCGCGTTCCGGGCGACAACAAGGACTATCTGGATAATGGGAACTACATCGAGAACACCGCTAATCACTACGTGATGATGGTGACCGATGAAGGTATCCCGGTTCCTGCTCTCATTGTGATGAAATCTACTCAGCTTAAGAAGTCACGCAAGTGGAACAGCATGATGATGTCGACCAAGCTCATGGGGAAGAACGGCCCCTACACGCCGCCAATCTACAGCCAGATGTATCGGCTCACGACCACGGCAGAGAGCAACGACAAGGGCAAGTGGTATGGCTGGGAGGTTGAGCGCATTGGCTCAATCCCGGCGGATCAGATCGCATCGGTTTACATGCCTGCAAAGCAGTTTGCAGAGTCCGTGAATCGTGGGGAGGTAAAGGTTAAGCACGAGTCGGAAGGCGCGACCATGCAAGACGCGAACATCCCGTTCTGATTGAATTGGGGGAAAGCCGGAGCACCGGGGAGTACCCCGCTATGAGAAAGCAGAAATGACTGACTTTAAAACGATCTTTCGTGGGCTTGACATTGCCCATGGCACCTACAAGATTGAGAAGGCGCGGGGAGATGGCAAACAAGCGGGAAAGGCCGTGGTGGTTAGGCAACCACCAACTGATGAGCTCTGGGTTAAGCATCTTCAGGGGGTTGAGCCTTCTCTTGGCATTATTCCTATCCGTGCTGATAACAGTTGCACTTGGGGCTGCATTGATATTGATCAATATCCCCTGGATCACAAAGGTGTTGTGGAAAAAATTGCGAAGTTAAAGCTTCCACTCGTTGTGTGTCGCAGCAAATCAGGCGGCGCACATGTGTTTCTCTTTACCACCGAACCTGTCCCTGCGGCGGACATGCGCAAGTACCTGACTGCGGCAGCAGCGCTGCTGGGTGAGTCAGGCAGGGAGATCTTCCCTAAGCAAAGCGAGATTCTTGTTGACCGTGGCGACACGGGCAACTTCTTAAACCTTCCCTACTTTGGCGGCGATGAAACGCTCCGTTATGCGATTAAGAGCGACGGCAGTGCAGCAACGCTCGAGGAGTTCTACCGCCTTTACGAAGAGGCTGTGCAAACGCCTCCACTGTCTTTCCCCGAGGCTCCAGCGCAACCCGAGCAGCCCATCAAGGATGGTCCGCCATGCCTCCAGACGCTTTGTGCGCAAGGCTTTCCTGAAGGCACAAGAAACAACGGTCTTTTCAACATCGGCATCTACCTGAAACGGACAGGCGCATCGAACTGGGAAGACAAACTATCGGAGTACAACCACAAGTTCTTTGGCCCACCGCTTGGCTTATCTGAGGTTCAGATCATTGTTAAGCAGTTGACCAAGAAAGATTACAAGTACAAGTGTAAAGATGCGCCCATTAATAGTTTTTGTAATGCTGGTCTGTGCCGTACTCGCAAGTATGGCGTTGGCGCGGATGGTCCTGATTCGCCTCAAATGTCTGCCCTCTCCAAATACAATAGTGAACCTCCGCTATGGTTTTTGGATATCAACGGCAGGCGTGTTGAGCTTGACACCGAGAGTCTACACAACCAAGCGGCGTTTCAAAAGGCCTGCATGGAAAAGGTCAATCTACTGCCTCCGACCCTGCGAAAGCAAGACTGGGAGCAGGTGCTCAACGCGCTCCTAAGGGAGATGGTGGAGCTCGAGCAGATCCAAGAGGCGTCCGAAGACACGACACTGACAGGGCGCTTTACTGCGCTGCTTGAAGAGTTCACCACACACATTCAACAGGCCATGGACCGTGATGAAATCCTCTTGGGCAGGCCCTGGGTGGATGAAGAAGACCAACGCGTTTACTTTCGCATCAAGGATCTGGAAGACCACCTCACGCGCAATAACTTCAAGGGCCTGAGCGCCCCGAAAATGGCTCAGCGTCTGCGTGATTTAGGTGGTGAGCCGTTGCCCTTGTTCCTTAAGGGACGCACCACACGCGTGTGGCGTATGCCGTGCTTCCCGAAACAAGAAGCGCCGTTTGAGACACCAACCGCTAAAAAAGGGAGTCCGTTCTAATGACTGATGTCTATCGCATCAAGGACATGGATCTTGCCATCATCGGCATGTGTTCGACCTGGGATAACAACACACTGGTTGAGCGCGTGGTCTACGACGGGAACGTTGTCCGAAACACATTGATCGAGGATCACAACATGTCCTGGGAAGAGGCTGTCTCGTTCATCGATCACAACATTGTCAATAGTTATATCGGTCCTGGTACACCGATCCTGGTATGGCCCATGGAATGGGAGGAAGTTCATGAGCACACAAAAAGTATTCGGCCCTCCAGGTACGGGCAAGACCACTTACCTGCTAAGCGTGGTTCAAGAGGAGCTAGCCAAGGAGACGCCGTCAAACAAGATCGGGTACTTCGCATTCACGCGCAAAGCGGCGAACGAGGCTCGGGATCGGGCGATTGCGAAGTTCCCCCACTTGAATCCGGTCAGCGACTTTCCCTGGTTCCGAACACTCCACAGTCTTGCATTTCGGTGTCTTGGAATCAACAGCAAAGAGATGATGCAAGATGAGAACTACAAGGCGTTTGGTCAGAGCTGCGGTCTAACGATCGCTACAGAGAAAGATACAGTCGACGGTTTCATCTCGCGCGCTGATAACGCGATTCTCAACGAGATCAATCTTGCACGGATTAAGGGCCTTGATCTAAAGACCCATTACAACCAGTCCTCGCTTGATATTGAGTGGTTTCACTTTGAGTACGTGGAGCGTGCATACAGGCAATACAAGCTCGACGAGGGGCTGCTTGATTTCACTGATTTGCTTGAGCTTATCGTGCAAGAACCTTTCAGACTGCCCAAGCTCGATGCGTTGATCGTGGATGAGTCACAAGACCTCTCGCGCCTTCAGTGGCAGTTGGTTAAGGATCTTGCCAAACGCTCTGATCGTGTTTATCTGGCAGGCGATGATGATCAGGCTATCTACAACTGGGCTGGCGCTGACGTGGATTCGTTTCTCACCTACCCAGGCGAAGTGCGGGTGTTGAACAAATCCTATCGCATCCCTGCCAAGGTCCACCGGCTTGCCGAGCGCGTAGTCAAACGCATTCGCCACCGGCAATCCAAGGATTGGTCTTCGCGTGATGAAGAAGGCAGTATTCAAACTTATAACCATTTCGCACAAGTCGACATGAGCGAGGGCGAATGGCTCGTGATGGCCGCAGCGAACTACATGCTTGATGAGATGCCCGAGTGGCTCAAGGGCCAAGGACTTTTGTTCGAGCGCCACGGCACACGGAGCATTGGCGAGAAAGTACTGGGTGCGGTGTACGGCTGGGAGACACTGCGCAAGGGTGGTGAGGTGCCGCTTTCTGTTGTCAAGATAGTCTATGGCTATCTGGATGCGGCGCTCATAGCCAAAGGCTATAAGACCATGGCTCAAGCGCCCGAGGATCGGATGTACTCAATCAAGGATCTGCACAACAAGTGGGGCTTGCTCACTGATGGCATCTGGCATGAGGTGCTGACCAAAATCAGCGCTTCACAGCGGCAGTACATCATTGCCTTACTGCGACGAGGAACAAAACTTAATGCAACACCAAAGATAAAATTATCCACGATCCATGGCGCAAAAGGCGGAGAAGCTGATAACGTTCTACTTTTGACAGACCTGTCTACCAAGTTTGCTAAAAGCTATGACACGAACCCCGACGACATTAATCGATTGCTCTACGTCGGCATCACGCGCACACGCAATGTCCTGCACTTGGTGCTTCCACAGAACAGTCAAAAGGGCTTTCGTTTATGAGAACCATGTCGTTATTCCCCACGCCTTCGGAGTGGGTCCCACCGTCCTCCTTTCCCGATCTGTCGGATGCCAAGGAGATTGCAATTGACCTCGAAACTTGCGACAAGAACCTGGAACGTTTCGGCCCCGGATGGCCAAGAAATGACGGCTACATTGTCGGTTACGCCTTTGCTGTTGACGGATGGCGAGGGTACTACCCAGTTGCTCACGAGGGTGGAGGTAACCTTGACCGTGGGATTGTTGAGCGATTCGTTCGACGTGTGCTTGAGCTTCCATCCCCCAAAGTCATGCACAACGCAGCCTACGACCTTGGATGGCTTCTCGCCTCTGGATTTAATGTGCGGGGTCGAATCATTGACACCATGGTCGCTGCTGCTTGCATCGATGAAAATCGATTCAGCTACGCCCTCAACGCCCTCGGTTTCGATTATCTCAAAGAGGTCAAGTCTGAGCAGGGACTAAAAGAAGCAGCACAAGACTTTGGCGTGCATGCCAAGAAAGAACTCTGGCGCTTGCCTGCTATGTACGTGGGCGACTACGCCGAGCAAGACGCTGCGCTCACATTAAAGCTTTGGCAGACGCTCAAAGTTGAACTCCGCAAAGAGGAAGTCGAATCGATCTTTGAGCTTGAGTCCGAGCTACTTCCTATCTTAGTTGGCATCACCAAGCGCGGGATTCGTTTTGATCGCGACCGTGCGCTTAAGCTCGTGGGCGAGATGCAAGACAAAGAAGCCCAGCTTGTCAAAACTATTCGCAAGACCTGCGGTACGCCCGTGGATATCTGGGCCGCAGCCAGTATCGCGACGGGGTTTGACAAGCTCGGGATCCAATACCCAAGGACTGCCAACGGCCTGCCAAGCTTCACGAAGAGCTTTTTGGATACGCACGAGCATCCGATCTGCAAACAGATTGTTGAAGCACGCGAGCTCAACAAGACCCACGGCACGTTTTTGCAGCCTTACCTGGACTTCTCCGCTTACGATGGCCGCATCCATCCGCACATTAACCAGATTCGATCCGACGATGGCGGCACGGTCACAGGCAGGCTATCCATGGCAAGCCCCAATCTTCAACAGGTGCCCGCCCGACACGAGATCATTGGGCCGTTAGTTAGGGGCCTTTTCCTGCCCGAAGAGGGGCAGATGTGGGCCGCGAATGACTTCTCGTCTCAAGAACCAAGGATCCTGGTCCACTATGCAAGCCTCCTGGGCCTGCCCGGATCCGATGACATGGTCACCGCTTACCGAAACAACCCCCGCACGGACTTCCACCAGATGGTTGCCGATATGGCCGGGATTAAACGCAAAGCTGCCAAGACAATCGGTTTGGGGTTGATGTACGGCATGGGCAAACAAAAGCTTGCCAACAGTCTTGACCTTCCGATTGATGAGGCAGAAGAATTAATCCGCAAGTTTCATGAAAAAGTACCATTTTTGCGTGGCACCGTGGATGCCGTGATGCGCCGCATCGAGCACCGAGGCTCAGGCGGTGCAATCCGCACGCTCCAGGGCAGAAAGTGCCGCTTCCCACTTTGGGAGCCCACCGAGTGGGGGATCAACAAGGCACTGCCTTTTGAAGAAGCCTCCATTAAATACGGCCCAAGGATCAAGCGCGCTATGACTTACAAGGGACTGAATCGGCTGATCCAGGGCTCTGCTGCTGATCAAACCAAGAAGGGATTGATTGAGCTTCACAAGGCAGGCTTTACGCTGCTGCTCCAGGTTCACGACGAGATCGCGCTATCGGTTAACAGTCGCGAAGAGGCGCAAGAAGCAGCAAACGTCATGGCCAATGCCGTGAAGCTTGAAGTGCCTTCCATTGTTGATGTAGAGACTGGACCTTCTTGGGGAGAGGCTGCATAATGAAATCTGTAGTCCATGCTGTTCTCCTCAAGGCGCTTCCCGCGCACTTTGGCCCGTGGTTCAAGGACCACGGGTCTTTTTCTCATGACTAAGAAACGAGGCCGACCACGCCTGTGGTTCAAGCGAGAGAAGAAACCCGTCTCGCCCTCGCGCAGGCAGACAAAACCATGGTGCACGGTGATGCTGCCGCTTGAGGCTTATGCCATGCTGACCGAGTTGAGTGACTTTCATATTGTTTCTCGCTCAACGATCGCGCATCGCTTGATCTATGCGGAATTTTTACGTACACTTTCTCGTGTAGACCCTGAGAAAGCTAAAGAAATGGAGAAAGAATTTGAAGCGCGCTTTCGTAATCCCGTTATCGAACGTGTTGAATGATGCTGAGATCTTCGTTCAATACGAAGTCCTGCCTGCTGAGGGCGGACTGCCCGAACAAATCGATATTAAAACCGCTTGGTTTGATCTAGAGTTCTTAGATAAGCCTCGACGCGTCAACATTCTTGGCGCGCTGAGCGAGTCAAACCTCATGCTTTTAGAAGACGAAGCTTATGAAAATTATCGAGCCTTTCAACAGTCTCAACAAGAGCGGGATCCGCGCCAACTTGAGCTATTACCAAACCCGTATGGATCGGTTGAAGCAGGAAATACGCGAGCTGGAGTTCCAGTACCAATTGAATATCTGCGCGTACTCGTTGATGATTGATAGCAAGGAGGATAACAATGATGCAACAGCTAAGTGATCGATTGCGTATGCTTGCCGAGCATTTGAATGAGGAAGATGCTCACCTGCTCATGCTTGCTTCTAATCACATGGAAGCTATGCGCGTGTGGAAGATTCGTTGGGCAGAGACGGAAGAGAAGTTACATAACTTACATCAAATGCATGAGAGACTATTGAGGGAATACAATGAATACAGAAGAAAGCACGGGGACTGATAACTTTCCTATTAGTCCTGAGCAAATGAAGTGGCCGTTCCGAACCGAAGAAGAACAAAAAAAGATTATCAAGTGGCACAAAAAGCAGCAAAAACGTAGTACAGTACTTGAAGGTGTTGAAGAGGCACCGTTTTAATACAGGAGAAAGAAGATGGAAGAACGTCAATGGAAGTCTGGCTCTGATGTCCTAGCAAGGTTTCGTAACCAACCTGCTGCCAAGACGCTTACGCGTTTTGATTTGCGTGGTGCAAAGGAGATTGATGGCCAGCCCGTCGAAGCAATCGAGTACAGCTTTCGTGGTGTTGGCCTTGCCGTCAACATTAAACGAGAGATGCGCGATACCTGGATCCCGCCGTCTGAGGATCCTTTTTACAAAGCCAAATGGGCTTTTTACAAAGCACTATTTTCAACAGGAGAATGAACATGGAAGAAGTTAAAAAAGTCTCACCGCTTAAGGGCCGCAAGCTCGGTCCACGCAAAAAGCCTTCACCCTTAAAGGGCCGCAAGCTCGGCCCACGCAAGTCCAAGGTAGTCCTCCCATTGGGTTTGTTTAACGTGGCACAAAAGGCTGCTCGAGAATACATCGCGGTTGCAGGAGGCGGCACGCAAGCGCCTGACTCGGTTGATAAGTTGCTTGCCGAGCGGGGCAAGAGCTACGGCAGCTTTGCCTCGCTTGCCAAAACAGCGCAGGAGTTTAAGAGCTTGCTTTACAGGGAGCTTGGCTCAAGGAACAAGCGCCTTGCTGATGATCAGGCCGAAGCACTGGAGATGATCATCCATAAGATCGCACGCATCATCAATGGCAATGCAGATATTGCTGATCACTATCTGGACATTGCAGGCTACGCCAAACTTGTTGGCGAGCGGCTGCAAGGCAGGTCGTTATGAAACACGATGTTGAACTAGAAAAAACCGTTGACGAAAGCCAGCAGTTGCTGACCAAAGCGCTTGATCTTTTTGATGACTACAACGCCGACACTTCGATGTACGTGTTGGGATGGTTGATGGCCATTCATGTGCATTACGTTGTTGAGCACAAGCTTATGGATGAAGACAAAGCTTTGAAGATGGCCGCTTCGTTGATTCGCTCAGCCTACATAGCTCAAGGGGAGGACGAGCATGACTAAGGATCATGAAGCGATCGTTCAGGTGATCAAAGTAGCAATTGATCATCACGACTGGCGGCTTGTGCGCCACCTCACACGGCTTATCGAGGCGCTGGATGCAGCTATCGATGATGATGACAAAGACCCACCTTTTATGGAAAGACAATCATGATGACGACTAAAGTTATGGCGATCACGGCTCCCGAGCCTGTGTTCGTTTTAAATGGCATGACTTACCTGCCGCACTACAGCAAGCCATGTTGGGTGCAGCCAGGGGCCTTTGTGACGACTTACAACAGCATCCGGAAGATGGATGAACACGAAGAGGACAAAGGCCAACGGCTCTCTGCCTCGGAGCTCTTTGCTCTCGGGGCCCAGGTCGAAGAGCGGACCCTGTGGCCTCGCGAGTGGACAAAGAACTGGCAGCAGTGGTTAAGGCCGTAGTCATGAGTCCAGCTTACAAATTTGCGATGCTCGCGGCGTGGTTGGAGGGCTACGCCGAGGGCCTTCCTGACTATTGCACAAATGAGAAGTTCAAGATCAAAGAGGCCGCAGAGTTGCTCATGGAGGTCTATGAGCAACGCATGAAGGACAAGGAGGCGTGGAAGCAACACGCAGGAGATAGGGCATGAACAATGCCGAGATCCTTAAGCTGGCTCGGCGCACGGGCGTGCTGCTTTCAGGCAGGCCCGAGCATGAGGAAGCGGTCAAACAGTTTAGCAAGCAGTTGCTTAACCAGTACAAGGCGCTGACACCGACGCAAGAGCGGTACTTACAGGCACTTGATGACTGGATGTCGCTTGCGGGATTAGCCAAAAGTTTTAGTTGTACGCCGCAAAATGCGCTCAAGATGATACGAGCGCTCGAGGCAAAAGGGTTAGTTGCCAAGACGATGCTCTTTCGAGGGGCTTGGGCGTTTTACTACAGGAGAAAGTGATGACTCAGATACCAAAGGAGCGTCGAAAGCAGATGATCTTTGATTATCTGCGAGGGCTCAAGAATCCCGTTACGGCAGAGCATGTCGGGGAGAAGTTCAAGATCACCAAGCGCCGTGCTGACCAGTTGCTGGTTGAGTTGGCAGCAGACGATTTAGTCATTAAGACAAAAGGCTACAAGCAGCAAGAGGTGACCTGGAAAAAGACGATGGTGATCTGCTTTGCAGTCAAGGATGAATACAGAATCTACAAGAAACGCGAGCCTAAGGTAGTGAGGGCTTGGCATGATCCATTTGGACTGGGGACGAGGACATGAGCGAAAACAAAAATGCAAAGACACCAGCAGACGGTGGGGCAGCGTTTCCCGTCGCACATTCGCACCTAATCCAATCAGGTATGTCCCTGCGTGACTACCTTGCAGCCAAGGCGATGCAAGCACTGGCGCAGGGGAATTATTTTGATGCAACCGCGAGGCAGGCTTACATGATTGCAGACGCCATGTTGAGGGAGAGGGAGAGGGAGAAATGAGCAGAGAAGCTATGAAACAACCCAAAGCCCTGCGGCTGGCTGATGCGCTGGACGCTGAGTTTGTGCAAGGCAGAATCAGTAACCACAACGGGCGCAAAGCCGCCGTTGAACTGCGCCGGTTGCACGAAGCACTAGAGACAAAGCAAGAGCCGGTGGCGTGGCAAGAAGAGATCGACGAGCTACGCCAAACGCTAAAAAGAGAACGTGTTTGGGTTGAAAAGAGACACGCAGCATGGCATGAAGGTTTCGAGGCAGGGCGAAAGGCAGAGCGGGCCTTTTGTGCAGCAGTGTGCGATGAAAAGGAAGAAGCCTTTGGGAAGTATTACACCAAGGGTCTTCCAGCGTTATGCGCCGAAGCCATACGAGCAAGGGGAAAAAAATGAGCGGTGATCACAACATGTTTCAGAAAGCCACGTCTTACTTATCTGGCGAGGCTTTCTGGCGCACCGTTGAAGATCAGGAGCCGCCGCTTGGGGTCAAGATGCTACTGCTAAACCCTAGTGGCGTCTGCGTGATCGGGACTTGGGCTGACTGGGCCGTGGCCTGGGCACCATTACCAAAAGTTCCAGAACATATCAAAGAACTACTTATAAGGAAGAGCGCATGACTGACAAAGAACTCATCATCAAGGCCGCTAAGGCGGCTGGCATCACCGGGGAATGGAACAAGGAAGACAACATGTTCCTGCGCACTCACGACACAGGGTCCGTGCTGCCCTTTTACTCGCGTTGGGATCCACTGATTCACGCTGATCAAGCGCTCCAGCTTGTGATTGATTTGAATCTGAACGTGAAACACGGCTGGGCAACCGCATCTGGCGAGCCCCTGGCCATGGTTGTGGTCTCCAACCAGGAAGGCACGATCAGTTGTGGCGAATTCAAACAGAGTAACCCACGCCGCGCCATGCTCCGGGCCATTGTTCAAGTTGCAGCGGGGATGTCATGATCGCTTACGATCTGACCGCGCTGGCAAGACAAGCTGGCATGCGGATTCAAGAAGTAAGCCCTCACTACGTACGCTTTCACGCCGATCTGGCAAGCATGGAATCCTTTACGTTCGATGTCAGTGAGCGTAGGCTCGATCATTGCCTGAAGATGCTCAGACAAGCGGGCTATGACGACGCTGCGGACTATTTACAGGGCGTGGGCTGACAAGATTGGGTTGTACAGCAGGGGCACTAGCATGGCAGATGCAAGCGTGTCCTTGTGCGGCGTTCAGTGGACGTGACGCTGCGACATCAGGCATGAGGCGGGCATGCAATCTGCCTCTCCCGTCATCTTTAATCACAAGGAAATATCCATGGACGTCAACGCACTATCAAAGCTTCCAGAGGCCGTTCTAGAGGCTTTTGGCTTTCAAAAAGAAGTACAGATCCTCTACGTGACCCTCGCCGATGGACAAAAATTGATCTTCCTCGGACCCGCTATGACGCAAGACGAGGTTGAGGGGGTGCAAGAGATCACCTTTGGTGAACACGTTCACGCGGCGGTCCTTTCATATACCGGTCAGCGACATCGGGGGGTGGAGATGCAGTGAGGGGGATTGGGGCTCGAGGGGGCTTTTGTGGCGGGTTGAGGCTCAAGGACCAAGGCTCAAGGCTCAAGGCTCAAGGCTCAAGGGTCTTTTTGGGGGATTGCTATAAGTTTTTAGCGTGGGGAGAGGGTATGAACGGCAGTCAAAGGGTGATGAGCGGTAAAAAAGGGTCAAAAAGGGGTGTAATAAACGTATGTATATACGAGGAGGAATTTTGGGTGAAGTTCACTTTAAAAAAGGGTAGGGCGGGAGGTTATTACAGCCAAGGGCCTATTAGGTGAACTTTCTACGTTTGAAATTTTTTTTTTTCAAAACTTAAAAAGTAGTGTAATAGACGTAATGCCGTAAGAAGTACCGTAGTTATTGGGGTTCTACATTACGTCTATTTTTTCATTACGGTAATGGGGTTGTCATTAGTATGTATATAAGTCTAAAATCAGGTTATTACGTTGAAAGTTGATTATTACGTTGAATTACAGTGTTGTTTTTAAGGGACGAGATGGATTTCCTTAATAGAATCAAGGAGTTACAAGAAATTACGTTATATTACTATAATTCTGAAAAAAAAAAAAAAAAAAAAAAAAAAACGCAGGAAGTTCACTTACTAATCGGAATTGGAGTCAACGTAATGTTGTGGTGTGAGCGGTAGTTGGTTGGGGATGAGCGGTAGGTGTTATGGTTTCTTG